ACCCTATCTTGCATGTTTTCTAGCCAATGATCTAACTCGGTACTATTTACTAATGAGGTCTTTATCTTATACGCGGTGTAAGGTACTGAAGGCATATTTGCATAGGTCTCGCTAAACGCAGCCATCCAGAAGGTATAGTACCGCATATTAGACTTATCGTCAGATAGTTTGTAACCACCTTTGATATTGAGGGTTCTATAGAATTCAGGGTCTCCACTATTTAGAGAAGAGATTATCAGCCTCTCTACATCAGCAACCCTCTTTAATATGGTCCTCATCTGTATATTCTTACCCTCCTTAGCAGCTCTGAGTATATCTGTTACCAGGTCCATTGTAGCTATTCTAACCCGTTGGGGGATATTAGAACTCCTTAGCGGACCCCCCTTTATCTCAAGTAAAGGGGTTTCATACACACTACCTTCTTTCTCTATGGTGGTAGCCCCATAGGTCTTAGCGCCTGAAGTAAGTGCAAAAGCTCCCCAGTAGTACTCCGACTTCATTGTGATGTCGAACATCTTGTCTGCTTCAACCCCCATATGCCCTGATATGCAAGCAAGTTGGTGCGCCATGCTAAGAGAAGAGATATATAGTACAGTAACAGCGGCTCTCCTACCTACCTCCGTACTACTTCCGTTGTTGACCTCCCTTTCCCTCCATAAATTACCTGTCGTTACGGTGGAGTCTGTATCACCCATCATACCACTCACCCGTATCATCTCGCTACCATATGCCGTCATAGGTAAGTTGGCTTTGTTTGTGTAGAAGACGTTCAGAAAATCACGATACTCAGCAGTTACCCTCACTATGTTCTCGTAAGTTGCTAAGACGTTAGCCATACCCTGGGGGTTTCTAACCAGTAGAACGTCCCACATATCCGGTTCGCTGTATACGGAGGGAAGAGGCGGCGTCTTAACTGGGTCGTAAGCTGGGGGCGAATATATCATATCGTTCACATTAAGCTTGATGGCTAAGGTAAGAAGCTCATTGCTACACCCCCTTACCCTCTCTAGATCATCACCTCTGATAGATGCCGTGACAGGGGCTATAATCCCCCCTATAAGCCCTTTGTAAAGAGAGGGGTTGAGGGTAAGGAGGTGATACTGGTCGCCAGCATACACGAAGGCACAGCGCTCTACAGGGGTCATTTCCTCTATATACGGTAACAGGAAACGATTTACACCAACCCCGGTCTTGAAGTAGAGTGACGTAGAGCGTATTATTAGGTCGTGAACATCATTGTCGGTTGGTATCTTCAGACCGTACTTTTCCACCATCTCCATTATCTTAGCACCAAACCCGTCTTGCCGCACTAAGTGAGAAATGTAGACTATGTGGTTAACCACCACATCTAGGGTGAAATACAAACGGTTTCCACCAACCATCTGTTCATTATGACTATTACCAATGGCAGTTGTAGCCCTTGTCACAGATGTGCACGTAGAGTGCCCAGATGGGTTAGTGAATATCCCCTTCTTAACATTATATAGACCAGTCAGAAGGTTATTTTTGTCTTTCAGCGCCCCTTGCTCAGCGGTGCTTCTTTCAGCACCTAGCTTATCACCAATCGCTAGCTGTCTACGAGCTTTCTTTTTAACTTCGTTTCTCTCTATTGCTCTCTTTGTTATAAGTCCAGCAATCAGAGACTCTTTCTTCCTCCTATTGAAATACTGGGTTCCAGATGGCGTCATAGGAGATCTATCTTTTACGGCTAAGGATAGGTACTCCTTAACACCCATCGTTACCTCTTCCGTGTCCTCGGTATCAATATCTCTAACCCGCACCTTTAGAGATACCGGCTCTTTTATATCTCTTACCTTATCCACCGCATAGGCACGAGCCTCTTCCATAGATATGGAGAACCTTTTTGATATTGCGACTGCGGCTTGTTCTACATACTGAGTATGAACCGAGATGTCTCTTTCGTACGACTCTCCTGGAAGCGTAAACTTCACTACATCCATGACTTTCTCCAAGTTTTCATTCATCATATGCCAAGTAGGCGACTTTTTATCAGAAGCGCAGTAAAAAATAATAAGGGATGGTACTTCCGTACCATCCCTTATTATTTCAATCCGCATAGCTGCCTTATGAGCTCCCAAGTAGGCTTCTAAAGACAGTAAACCCAATGCGATCGACGCAATATGCTTTAACGTCGCCGCACACACCGACAAGCTCAGTTAACCATGCGTGTGGAGGGCACACGCACCAGAAGCTATATAATACTCCCGGGTCGTTTGCTTCAAACCTAGTAAAATCTCTAAGTTCTAATTCAGCGCCACCACGAACCGACAGCAACATCCGCATAACCGCCTCGTCACTCTTCAACCTTTTATTTATGTCTATACATTCGCCTGTGAAATGTATCTCACATTGGTACTCGAATATCTTACACATCTACTCTACCCCATATTAATGAATTGTTAAGATTGCGGCAGGTGGAAAGAACACCACTGGCGCACCGCCATAGAATACATAAAGAGCCCCTTTTAACCAAACGTAGGAGTCCCTTTTTGGGATTAGCACAATGGCGTAGTTATAACCACCTATAGGGACTCTGTAAGAAGAATGTGGGAGTCTCCCCTCGCTTACCGCTTCAACGGTGGGAAACATAATCCCATTACGAATCACATCAATGAGCCCCTCGCCTCCGCCTGAGGAGTCGGTAAATGTGGCAACACACCTAAACGGGTTGCCGTTCCCAACGCCAATCTCCACGGAAACAGTCTTCCCCAAATGTATAGTTCTGGTGGGGCTCATAGGGTAAACCATATCCCCTAAGTCCCATAGCTCGGCGCTATGCGAATTCATAACGCAACACCTTTCCGCCCATACCTTCAACGGCTGACACGATTGTGGCGGCTTCAGCAACCGACCCAGTAGTGAATTCCATGCTTACTGTAACTATCTCTGGGGCGGTACATGATTCTACCCAACTCAACGCAAGTATCTGCTGTAATTCACCTGACTGTATTATGAAGTAAACGTCCTTTTCCGCTTCAGCGATGGTGCCGACTCCCTCAGTGATAATATGCGACCTTATCGCATCCACTGGAAACATGCGCTTAGCGCTCTGGTATAGCATACCGCTGTTAACAACGGTCACGCCTAGGTGAACCGCGCCTAAGGTATTAGGGGCTTTGGTGACTATATTCACCTTCTTACCTAATAGCAATGCTGGATTAATGCTCATATCTTTTCCTCATTGATTAATAGCGGTGCTTTCTAACCGCGATAGAATTTCCGAACACACTGAGCGTGATCATCACGCCATCATTGGCATCTTCTGGTGAGATGATGACATTCAACGAAGAAACGCAAGATGGGTAACGCCTCAACTCATCAGCTATTGAGGTGCTGACCTTATCCAATCTAGTCACTATTCGCCCCATTAGCTCATCGCAGATAAGCGCTGCTAATGGCGTACCATCTTCATCATCTTCACCCTCAATCGAGCGTAGTTCCTCATCCTCCTCTATTGCGTAAATGACAGTTTCGTAAATTCCATTTATGGAATCCGATATATTTTCTATCACATCATCGTCAGCCAACAAAGCAGATACTACGTCTAGTAACACAAGTTCAACAAGCGTCTCATTGAACCCTGTTACTATCGTGTCCATTAGCCTATTATTCAAATGGCTATCGAACGGCTTGAAGGGGGCGTGAACCCCGCCCATAAGCGCCTCTACTATTGTTTCTGGTAAAGAGGGTAAGTACGCCGACGGCGGAACCCTCACAAAATAAGGTCTACTATCCATCTTCATTAATCCTCTCTAGCACGAAGAGCTTACCCATCAACCTTACCCAGACCCAGTAGTACTTGCCACGAGTGTCACGCCTCTTTAGCTCTGACACTACTAGGGCTGTCCTATCACAGTTTTCCGTATCCGCCACCAACTGGTTGACCGCCCTACCTAACCACGTCTCAGCAATAATTTCTAGCTTAGTATTAAAGAGATCTTTTTTATACGTCTCTTCACTCACACCATTTTTTATAACGTAGGCTCTAATAGAACGCACCATCGCGCCCATAAATTCATCATCTATGGTGAGGTCTCTATCGGCTAATCTAAAAAGAGCCATCTCTACCACCCAGTCAACGAGCTTCTCCATACCAACCTCGTTGATAATGAATGGTATAAACTCCTTATTATCGAAAAAGGGTTGTATTGAGATTAGCGTCTCTCTTACGTACTTGCTTGTTACGACACCTTTACCTCTGATCATCCGTATATTTTTCATATGAGCCTCCATCCGACGGTCATTCCTTGTTTAACATAACGCCACCGGCGCACTTCTGTATGTTTATACTCACGAGTTAACCCTCACAAAATAAGGCCTACTATCCATCTTCATTTATCCTCTCTAACACGAACAAGTTACCCATCAACCTTACCCAGTCCCAGTAGTGTTTGCCACGAGAGTCCCACCTCTCTAGCTCTAACACTACTAGAGCAACCCTATCGCATTTTACCATCTCTGGTATCAACTGACCCACCGCCTCATCTAACCATTCGCCAGCATCACTTTCTAGCATACTATTAAAGAGATCGTTTTTAGACGTCTCTTCATCCACGCCAGTTGCTATAACGTAGGCGTTAATAGAAGAGTACATGGAATCCATAAATTCATCATCTATGGTGAAGTCTCTATCGGCTAATCTAAAAAGAGCCATCTCTACCGTCCAGTCAACGAGCTTCTCCATACCAACCTCTTCGATAATATATGGTATAAACGCCATATTATCGTAACTGGGTTGTAATGAGATTAGTAGCTCTCTTACGTACTTGCTTGTTACGACACCTCTACCTCTGATCATTCGTATATTTTTCATATAAGCCTCCATCCGACCGTCATTCCTTACTTAACATAACGCCCCCAGCGCACTTCTGTACGTGTATGTAGCCATGCGCTAACTCTCGCAAAAAATGGTTAACATACACGCTCACCTCGTATGCTATTCTCCAATAGGCTTCTTGAATAGAAGCAGCAGTTACTAGGCAAGGGGGTACGAGCGCTTCGTTAATCAAATCGGCAAAGTTTTGTGGCGTCGCTAAAGGGGTGTTGTATCCATTTATTGTCAGAGCGCCCACTAATATACGATTAGCTATGCTCCTCACGTCTGTATCACCACGCCCAACTTCACGGTAGACCCCGACCAATATTTCGATGATGGTTAGCTCTAAATCCTTCGTGTATATCATTGTCCTCTGACCGTTGGTCGTACCTCTCCCGTTCTTCATCTAAGAGTCTCCGATATGTGTCGCCATTTCCTAGCTGCTCTAATTTCATCGCAGAGTATCGTTTACTGACGGTAATTTTGAAGAGGCAACTTTGTACGTCACTACGGTGAACCCCCGGACACCCATCCATCCACTCTTCCACCATATCCGCTAAGTGAAGACAGCTATCTTCTAAAACATGGTACTTCTCGGAAAAGAACCTATCATTAGCAGTGGATATGGTAAGCGAGCCGCCCCCAATACAGTAAACCCCCTGAACTCTCAGCATGTTAGCCACAGTGACCACCAGAGACTTCCGACATAGTAAGTTAATGGGGGGTTCATACGTGTATCTATACCCAGCTAGTATTTCCTTTATTGGAATCACAACCGTTCCGCTTAGATTCGCTACTACCTCCTCTTCAGCAGCTTTTAACACGTCATAGCCAAGCGTGGTGGTTTTTCTGCTCTCCCCAGGGGTCACCAACTCTATCTCTTCACCTTCCTCTAAATAAAGTTGCCCGCTTATAGTGTCCCACACACCATCTACTGCTACCGCCCTAACTGCCGCGAGTAACTCGCCACTTATACAGCGTTCGAGCGGTACATTGAACTCTCTTCTAGGTACTAAAAAGTCGGCAGATTTCATTTTTTACCCTCTTCATATAAAAGACCCCCTCAGCGGTGCTGAGGGGGTCTTGTGACCTACACTACTTTAGATCTTAAACCCACCTGACAGGGACTTAGACTTAGGTACTACCTTTTCCCTTTTTAAGGTTTCCATCTGCTCGCTGATCTCTTTGAACAGTGCCTCGATAGGCGGACGTGAGATACAGATGGCGATAGGGGTGATACCGGCAACTGGGTACTCCTTGTACCAATTACGAGGACCTGCCTCAGTCGTTGAAGGTTCACCCTCAGCAACTAGACGCATTAACCCATCCACCGGTGTGACGCCAGGGTCTTCCGTCGACAACCACATTAAACCCTCGCCAGTATTCCCGTCCGCCCATGTGCGATTCATGAAGCGAGACAGGTCTTTGTTGTCGATGCCGTGCGTCTGACCGCTAACCATGTCAGCAATGCGTACAATGCTCTCACACATGCGCTTAGGTACAGTAGGGTCATACTGCCCTTTTGCGCTGCTGACGACGATTAAGGCAGGCACGGTAGCCTCTGCAACACCACCAAAGTAATCCAAGTTACCCAAGAACTTAAACGCGTTCTCGGCGTCTACATAAGATAACCCAGCGGACACCCCGACCACCAGCACGAACGGAGCTTTTTCGGCTAAGCATTTCTCGGCTGCTGCCTGCAAAGCTGCGCCTGACACGCCACCACCGCTGCTGCCTACGAAAATGTTCATACGCTCAGATAGCGGGTGCTTAACAAAGAAGCCACCATTGGTAAACTCTTCTTTGATGGCTGGGAACGTTTCCGTCCAGCTTTTGCCACCACCGCTTTTACCATCGCCTTCACCCATTAGATAAGAGCGAGATGGGTCGGTTTCATGCTGCTTGAACGTCGCGGCCACGGTGTCTGCATATACGAAGGCTGGCTTCTCAACCAGAGACTTAGCAGCGGTCTCCACATTCTTAACAGTGCCGCAACCCAATCCACCGAACCCGTAAATGCATACTTTATTTTCGCTCATGTTCTGTACCTTCCTTCTGTCTGTTTATAAAATGTATACTGTGTCTCACTATAAGTGTAGTCTGGGTTTTTTATAGCAGGACATAGCTACCCTCAGTGTATGGGAGTGAAATTATCTTGTTGGTTGCTAATAATTATAAGTGTGGGTAGCAGCGGGCACTACATTGATGTTTTAGGATAAGGAGTAGTACCGTGGAAAACACGTTAAAAGTTGTCTTTGATAAAGCCTTCGAGAAGGTGAAGTGGGACGTTAAGCTAGCTAAGGAATTATATAGTTTCGTGGTTGGGTTTCAAAATAAGAACCCAGACCATATGGCGTTCTTTGGAGGGGTGTTAACTGGGGTGCAGAGGGTTAGATTCACTTCTACCGAGTTTAACCACCTCTACGAGAAGGTCTTTAAGATTGACGTAAAGGCGCTCACCAAAGAGTTTCTTGTGGTGGAAGGGATAGTTGAAGATAGGAAGATAGCGGGCGATTTATTCAACTTTGTTATGGTTTACGCTGCGCATCGCTTCTATACGGAGAAATCATCCATTAAGGACGCTGTGAGGTTCAAGGCTGTCTCCGATTGCATAGTAGTGAGTTCTATGAGATCTTGCTGTGCTCTCTGTATACGGGACTACAAGTACCTTGTACCCATACCTTTGGCTCAGAGAACATACGACAGGTTAAGTAAACGATATATTCTTAAGGAATTGGGTAGTTGGAAGGCGTACTTCGACTACCGTGGTCAGAAGGTGTTAGAGAAAGAGTACCCACATATAGATACTATGTTGGTTTTCGCTGATACTCAGGATGTGGTTGACTGGGTTGTGGATACCCACAACCGTGTGAAGGACACGCTGAAGAGCATATACAGCGAGATGATGTTAGCGCATAAGGAGAAGGATGTAACCAAGCAGACATCGTTAACCGGCACTGACATGAGTGGAGAAGAGGTTATTAAGGTAAAGCTGAATGGTGTTGGGTTCTATGCTGACTACATGGAGAGCATAGTGGGTAATAAGTCTGAGCTGATACGCGAGAAACTTTTACATATTGCTATCTCACAGACCCCCACTGTCGGTAGTCAAGAGCTTAGAGATGTGCTTGAGTGGATAACAGAAAGCGCGTACACCGAAAGCAATAACGATATTATGTGGTTAGCTAGAACAGCCATCACCTTCTCCTTTAACTTTCTGACAAGGACATTAAACAATGATGAAACGACTAACTCTTTCTCACCGCTAACAGAGATAAAGTTACTGAAGGGTGGGTTATCCTCATCCCGAACAACCGACCAGAACACCTTAGAACTCAGGGATAGGGGCGATATGGTTATCATGGGGGCGGTTAACTCGCATAGTAGCAACCAGATCTCCGCCGTAAGGAACTCGGTCATTATGTATATGTTCTTAAGGGCAAAGTATGGTAACGAACTTTAAAAGGAATAAAACATGAGCAAGTACTTATTTCAGAAAGACATAGACTCATGCCCCACCGCTTCTATTGACTGGGGGACAAAGAATCGCTCGTTCGTTAGACTAGCCCTATTATATAAGTCTATGGGTATAAAAAATTATGCGTTCCTCTTATCCCTGAACAACCCCGCGCTCGTCGGGGTAGACCCGCATGACCCGTTTCTCACTACCGAGCAGAAGGCAATGGTGGCGTATGAGGCTAAGGTTAACTACTGGTATGCTTTAAGGGAGGTTCTTCGGGCGCCGGGGCAGGCTGGTGGGGATGACGAGTACATCACAGCTAATAGAAGCCTCATAGCTGTGTCATGGTACTTCCTTAACCACATAACGCCTATAGTGGTACAACCACGCCAGACAGGTAAGACATTTGCCTCTACCTGTATGGTCACCTGGTTAATGAACATCCGATGCCTAAAGACAGAAATAGCGTTGCTGACTAAGGACGATACCCTACGCGCCAGCACCGTTGGGCGGGTAAGGGAGGTCGAGTTAACACTACCGACATGGATGAGACAGAGAACCTCCAAAGACAAATCCAACACCGAGGAACTTAGCATCGGTAGTCTTGGTAATAGGTTCATCGGGCATGTACCTAATAGATCACCGAAACTGGCTGCCAACGTTGGTCGCGGTCTAACAACCACGATCTTCTTAATAGACGAGCTTGCGTTCATCGCTAATATAGGCATAAGCTTACCGGTTGCCTTGGCGGGCGGGGTGGCGGTGCGTGATATAGCACGTAGAAATGGTGAACCATATGGTTCTATATACATGACTACCGCAGGTAAGCTCGATGACCCCGATGGTGCGTACGCCCACTCCCTATTAGAGCAAGCGGCGACTCATACTGAGCAGTTCTATGACTGCGTGGACGAAGAAGCGTTATTAAAGGCGGTGCGCTCCGCTTCCAAGAACGATGACGCAACCGTAAACTGCACTTTCTCACACAGACAACTCGGCTACACAGACGAGTGGTTAGCGAGAGCGATTCGTGAGTCGCGTGCTGTTGGTAGTGATGCTGATAGAGACTTTGGGAATAAGTGGACGTCCGGTACTGCATCTCACCCATTACCGGTGAGCATACTGGAGGTACTGTCAACATCGAAGAAAGAGCCGCTTCACGTAACCATACATAAGACTCACGGCTACGTGGTACGTTGGTATATCAAGGAAGAGGAAATAGAGTCGGCTATGAGACGTTCTACCGTGATGGGGGTGGATAGCTCCAACGCGTCTGGTAGGGATGACACGGCGTTCGTTATAAGGAGCATAAGCAGTGGCGAGGTTCTAGCCGCCTGCAATCTAAACGAATCTAACCTTATTCATATCTCTGAGTGGTTCTTAGAAATGCTCAAGGAATGGCCAAACTTGGTCACGATCATAGAGAATAGGTCATCTGGGACTTACATAATAGACTACCTAGTATTAGGTTTATTAGCGGCTGGCGAAATTCCGCACAGGCGGCTATATAACAATGTGGTGGACGAGATAGGGGGTGCAAGAGATACACCACACCCACTGCTATCCGCTAAGCCCTGGGATAGAGAGCAACTGTACGCTAGATACAAGTCACAGATGGGGTTCACAACAAGTGGTTCAGGTAAGACCTCTAGGATGTCTCTGTACGGAACAACTCTTGTAGCGAGTACCAAGTATACCGGTGGGCTGACACATGACCCACAAACCGTTAACCAGATACTCGCCCTTGTAGAAAAAAACGGTAGGATAGACCATCCTATTGGAGGGCATGATGACCTAGTGATCGCTTACTTATTATCGTATTGGTTCCTTGCTAGCGCTAAGAACTTAGCGCACTATGGTATAGATACGCATCAGGTCTTGCGTAAGGTGAGTAAGGTTGACGGCCTAACGAATCATGAGGAGGAGTACTGGAGAGCTAGGGGAGAAACTCTTAGACAGGATATATCCTTGTTGGTAAGAGCGATATCGGATGAACAGGATGATATTCTTAAGCAACGCGGTAGAACGCTATTATCCGTGCTGGTGTCTGAGCTATCCGAGCTTCCTGCCCAAGACAAACTGTCTACGGCCGGTTTCATAGAAAGCCTCAATACTAGCAAGAAAGATAGGTTCCTTCGATAAAATACCCCCCAGTGTGCCTAGGCACACTGGGGGGTTACTGTTACACGATAGTGAACGTTGCGTGAGACAAGGCGGTCTGCTTATCAGCTGTAACTCTAACAAACGTTATTGTTACAGCTTCCCCAAGCTCACACCCACCACCGAACACAATATTCTTCAATACGTTAGAGATAGGGATACTCCTTGAGTTACCTCGGTGCATCACGTCACAATGCGTTGGCTCAATAGCCCACGCATCCGACTGTTGAGTCCCATCCTCTAAGGTGGTGCATAGAGGAATAGGTCGGAAGAACTTCAGTACCCATTCTTCCACAGTAGTGCAACCATTCGATAGGTTAAACAAGGATGTGGCTAAGTTCAAAACCTTACAGCGATTCTCGCTACCTGTAAAGTCTGAGTCACCGTTATAGTTTGCGGCTGAAGTCCATAACGGTCTATCCGACATTGGGTTACCTAGTAGCCGCACCGCCGACCGCTGTCGGTGGATTCGTGGTTTCTCAAGTGGGTTTATGTCCCTGATGTTTAATACCGCTGTCATAGTTTGCGTAGTGTTAAACTCCACACCTACAAACTGAGCCGATTCATCACCAGCGTTCACCAGCACAGCAGGGGTCACGTCAACAGGTATTCTACTGTTCCCGCTTACCATCCACCATTTTAGACTGAACCCTGCCATCACCCCTTTCCAAGTAAGACTTGGGTACAGCCAGATAGGGGTATGCTCCCCGCTAGTTGCCACCATAACCTTAACTGGTATGGTTAAGTAGCCACTGCGCTGGGTCATATGGGAGACCCCTACCTCACCCTGCCCTAGCGTTATCTGTATGACCGCTTTGCTATTTGTACCGGGGGTTAGGTACACTAGGTCACTAACCCCTAGTAATGCAGCGCGACCACTACCTACCTGGATTGGTGGAGATTGGCTACCATTAGAATATTTCAACGCACAGCTTATGTCTAAGCTTTCGACAGAATCCCCAGGTGAGGTTGTAATGACGTTGTTCGTCCCAGTCTTGACATTACCACCAGATAACTCAACGCCAGTAATGTGACGGAGAGGAACAGCGGAATCGGATAATACCGAGGTGACTACCCTCATCGGTTGCGCCGAAACTACACTACCTGATTCCTCGTGTATAACGATCGTCACTACCTCAGACGTATCAAAGTCTTCTAAAGTCAACGCTAATGGCACTACCTTAAGTTTCACCGATTGGTATCGTTCATCGCCGACCAACTCTAACGGAATTAAATAGGTAATATCACCATCTTCTTTGACATGGTAGGTTATGGGGGTCTTACCCTCAATAGTAGTAATTCGTCCTACGTACACACTAGCGTGCGTTGGCTGCGTACCACCTATAAAGAACCTAGGGTCTACGAGACAACGGTGTGGACTCACTGACTTATCCACCGTGAATAAGAAGACATTACTTTCCACCACTGGAAGCAAAGAACTCACGTCTACGCTTAAGTCAGCGCATGGGTGAGGTGTCCAACATTGAAGCTTAGGGATAGCTGCATCATCCACAGATAAGACAAAGAAAGCCTTTTGGTTAATGACGTCGATGACCATATCCCCAGCCTTAGGTACATACTTTCCTTCCGCCTCCACTCCTTGGTATATCTCACCTATGCCATAGATGGACATCCTGTTGGTAACTTCACTTATGGGGCTTTTTCCATCCAAACCAAAGATACCATCGCATAATATATGCTGGTTCATTCTATGTTCCTCTTCTACTGAATAGATATGTTCGGCTCTAGTGCCGACATATTCTCGCTGTATTGGTTAAATAAACGCCGTAAACCATTATAAGCCCTAGGGTCTATTGGTGACGGGTTCGGCATGATTGATGGTGATACCCTAACAAAGTCTCTGTCGAAGCTGTCAGTAGTAGAAATGAGATCTGCATCTAGTAGATAACTACCAGAGTTAGCTATCTCTCTTATCAGCTCTTGGTGCGGGGGAACTTTGCTCCAGTCGGTAGAGGATACCAGCGCTATGAGCCTTGAGAAGAACGGGCTATAGCATTGGTGACGGTGTGGTATCGTCTCAAACTTCACCGCTGGGGGTGGGGCGTCCATTTTTACCTGGTTCCTTGGGAGACGTCCTCTTGTGGTTCTATCCATTTTTCTTCCTAACCTCATAGTTATGAACACTGGTGATGAACTCGTTTACCTCTTTTATCCGCGCAATAGCGCTACCCACGTAGGTGGAGATTCTACCGCAGTCAATAATCTCGGCGCTTTGGTGGTTATGTACCATAGCCCATAACCCCCCAGCATCGTTTTCAATAGAGAGCATATCGTTAGTGGTTTTCAACGCGCCCTTTACAAAGAAGGTAACGGGTAGATTGCTTGTATCGTAATACCCGTCTGAAGAGACCATAGCCCCACCCAAAACATACCCACTCTTCATGTATCTCGTAGGCGCCCCCCCGCGCATCCGCACTACCAAACGCTGGGTCGGAGTGCAATCAATATACATGACCGATATGACGTATAGAACGTTTTTAGAGACCATGTAGTCGACACCTTCCACCATGTACCGTCCGTTTAACCACGCGTCAATCTCGGCGTGTATGGGGTAATTAGTAGAGAGGACACCATCAACCATGAGTTCCAACGGCTGCGATAATACACCATCTTTAATAACCAAGTCATAAGCTTTCAAGAACCATTCAGAGGACGGTAGGAGAATGGTCTTATCGACGACTGTGCTCGATGGTATAGAGCCCTCTTGAGGGGCTAAGCACCAAGAGTCTCCAGTACTATTGTATGCTAACGAGGTTCTCGGTACATCAAACCCGCCACTATACTTAGTTAGAAGCGAGTAAGAACCAGAGCCAATACCAGTCAGCAACTCGATATATGCCCACTCTCCTTCACATATTAACCTATTGGAATTCTCTAATGTCCCGTATCCGAGTAAATATCCCTCAGAGCAATAGGTAAAGTAGGTAGACCCGTTAGCAAATGGTAGGGGTAGCTCTATCATCCAGCTCTTACCAACAGACGGGTTTTTGAAAACATGCTTACCCACTAGAGTTGACAAACCATTGTACCCTATAGCAGCCAAGGCGAGCGGTGCCGTTACCCTACTCACATCTTCACCATACAACTTAGCGCTTTCTGACTGCCATGAGTTACTTGCGCTCCAGAATGCGGGGGCGTTGCTCTTTCCAGTTATCGAGGCCTCATACAGGTCATCCGAGAGCGAGCCAAGAGTATCGTAGAGGTCTTTCGACAATATGGATTTCTCATTGGCAACCTTCTTGACCTTAACCACCACATAAGCCCCGCTGCCAGAAGGTATTTCAACTGTCTTTCTTAGTTTCTCTAACCTTTCGGTTAGTTGCATCCTGCCTATGGAAACCGTGAAAGGGTTTATTTGCGTTATTGGGGAGAAGTCACTTCTGCACCATTGCGCTAAGATACTATCCCCATTGGGGGTAAAGAAACCATAGTAGATATCAATGGCGTTAGAAGGTAGTAACTTTCTTCCTGTGTGGGTTCTATGGTTATAAACCAAGTAGTCGATGAACCCGCCCAATGAAACAGTTTTTAACTCATCCACTGGGCGGCGAATCTCATACTCTATGTTGTTGTCAACCGTATGAATCATCCCTGCGTCACTGCCAATCCGTAACTTTGGATGACTATAGAATAACCCATCGTGTTCTAGGGTATCTGTAACATACAATAAACCACCGGTGCTAGGGTCCTCGAAACTGCTTACTGTGCTGCTGTTAGTTACCGTGGTGATTTGTAAGGCATGTGGTTGCTTAGACGTTGGCAGTACCAAAGAGTTTTGAGAGCTAATGTTGAGCACGGCACGGGTCGAACGGTCGGTGCTGCTTCCCTTCACGCCAATAGCTATTCTCAGCGATCTATCTGGTCTACTGTTGATAAAAACGCAGTCAGTAGGGTACATGACACCATGCGTATCGAAGACGCGGACCATTAACCCCGACTGTTCGATAAAAGATGCCAGAGGTAACCAGAACGTGGGGGAAGGAACACCTAATGGGAAAGCTGGTGAGTGATCTGTAAAGGGTTGTATGAAGATAGACGGACTTACCTTATACATGTCGTGTGACGATGGAAGCCCAACAGGTGTAGGTGCGGGTATGTCCGCACACATCTCTAATCCCATTAACCCAATGCTTATAGAGATTGCTCTATAACCTTTTGCTTGGGCGGATAGCTCAGTGAGAACCGCGTTTATTATATTGCTCATATGGCACCCATTGCCCCTGTACCAGATTTAATAGATTTCTTCATAACCAAGCTTTCCTCTTTGACGTAGCGAGCCACGGTTCTACGAACCGCCGCGCTAAACTCTTCGCTTACATCTCGTTTAACCGTCTTCATCGCTGTTGCAATTAATGGTGTACGAGACAACATGCTGTTTCTAAGTCCCACGTAAACTTCTGCGATGAGGGTAGGAGGGTGCTCTACAGCGATGAGGTTGGTTAACCTCTGGTCAGTAGTAGAGTACATGTTGGCAAACAAGCCAACCAACACGGGTGGGGTGATCTTGCTTAGCGAAAGTCCTCCAACCGCTTTTATCATTTCAACCAGCCCTGCGATGAGTGGTTGTGGTGGGGCTTTATCCATCACCTCCCAAACCAAATCCGGTGGTAAACCTGTCGCTTGAATCACGGCTGAGCCTAGTCGATTAAGCTCTGAGGGGTCAGTGGTGTCAAGCTTGGTCTGGGCGAGTATGTAAGAAACCACGGCGGCTTTAACAGAAGCTTGTGCGTAGGGGTCTAAGCGGAAGCCACGATTGAGCGCATCGGTCAAATACGTGGCGAGGGCTAGCGCAGGTACGGCGGCAATTGAAGTTAATGGTGAAGTAGAGGGACTGGCGTACATAGCGCTCAGAATCCCCCGTATAAACACGAACTCATACGTCAAAGGCTTAGTAACATAAACACCACCCTCACCATCCAGTTCACAAGCGCCTCGCAAATCAGAGATCATGTATTCGTCATTACCGTTCTTTACGTATAAAGGGTATTGAAGAGGCGGCAGATCGGTAGCGGCTTTACCCACTACCCACAATGGTTGCGTCTCCAAATCATCATTTTTACTGGGCAGATAACCGTCAAAAACTTCCTTTACTATAAGTGAGACGACCTCCTGTCTGGAGATGGGTGGTTTAAGGTAGCTGGTGTGCGTAAGGGCTGCAATATCTGGGTTCATCATGAGCAACATTCCTCTTAATTAATAGTGGGTATATACCGTCAAGTTATCGGTGGGCGGTGGTAAGTTCTTCACCGTCAAAAAAAAACCACACGATTAATTGAAGGATTTTATTAACGTGTACGGCTTTATATAAACGGAGAAAGCTATGAGCGAATACTACGGTACAAGACCAGGGGTGATCCAACTGGGGGTTGACGATAAGTCGACACGCACGCCCCCCCCACAATCACGACCAACCCCCCAACACATGCCTAAATTTTATATCTTTGGCGAGTGGGGCGATACAAAGCCAGGCGTTTTGACGCTTGATGAAGCACGCCGTAAGTATGGCGAAGGTACTTTCGATGTAAATTCTCCATACTACAACTACGGCACAGCGTTTGCAGAAGCCATAAGCAAGACAACATTAGGTGGCGGTGGCAGTAGTGGCGCAGCAGTATGGCAGCGCGTCGAGCCCAGCGACATTCCAGACCCGGCTGGTCTTCGCCTCTGTATCGAAGTCATCGCAGAAAGTGTGCAGGGTTATCAGCGCGATGAGTTGGGTGGGTTTGTCCTTGATGGGACTGGCGAAAAGAAGAAAACCACTATGTTACCAGGGCATAAACTCCGCTGGGTGACTCAGCCTATCCCCGCACCTAATGAAGGCGGCGATGTCGTAAACGGTTTTGGCGCCGGTCTAACTGGAGCTGGCACATACACATCAGGCGGTTTGACCAGCACTATCTACCCGTTTATGGATATTACTGCGGCGCACAAGGGCTCGATGGGCAATAACCTTGGCATACGTATGTGGGCTACAATCGCATCCGAGATGCCTTTGCTCCCTTCTCTGAAAACAGAGCGCGTGTTCACCTACAATTTCGCCATCCTGCACCGCGCGAATGGCGAATCACAACCTTCTCCGCAACCAACACGTTTTGGGCGTTATAACATTCCTGCCGCTATTCCTAACGGCATTTATGATCGCCTGGTCGGTCGTAACCTTTCTATCGCTGAACAGATTATTAGTAACTTCGGTACTAAAGAAGGTAGTGGTATTATCGGTGATGTACATGTGTACGACGATAACGTCAAGGCTGTCCACACCATGCTTCACGCTAAGGAGACCCCTAAAAGCTGGCACGACCATACCTCCGCTACCGCGGATATCAACATGCTGAATATCGTAGGTCTCACCACTTCAACTGGTGCTCCATACGAAACTATCATGGATATG